GTAAACGGGTAAATCATTGTAAGTATTCATATTATTTTCCTAATGTTGCGGTTCTTTGTAATCTTTGTGAGCGTTTTTGTTTGTCTGAAATATCGGTTTCAAGTACGTAGGTTCTCATGGAACCTTGTTGTAGGTTACCCTGTGCGTCTAATTGTAATTGGGTGCTTCCGATCGTCGGTGTAGTTGTAGCCATTGCAGAAGGTGCGGTTGAAAGGTTAGGCATTGAACCAACAGGACCGCCACCGCCACCACCTGGCACTTGAACTTTGTTGATTGAGCGAACGGTGTTAAATCCATTGATACCGATTGTTGCAGCACTGGCAATTTTTACAGCCGTTCCAAACGGTTCTGGGTACGGGTTCTTTGCTCTTAATACTTCGGAAATACCAAGGTACGTGTTAATCAAAGCTTGTGCGGTTGCAAGTGCTTTGCCCGCTTTTGTTTCCTTACCTAACGCATCCGATAAACTACCAAACAAATCAGCAACGGCCTTGGTCAACGCCATCTTTCCTTGAAGTTGTGCGCTGTCTAATTGTTTCGTCGCTTCATTATATTGCTTTTGAGTAATCAATCCAGTTTTATACGCATTGTCTAAAATGGTTTTGATTTGATTATAGCTTTGAGAATAGTCTTGACGTTGGATTTCAAGTTGAGCACGTTGTTGTTCTAATTGCTTATCGCTAATTTCCTTTTTCTTCAATGCGATTTGATCTTCTAAGGCAATGGTTGATTGCCCGTAATCCTTTTGAATTTGAAGTAGGTTTTGTAATTTTTGCAACTCCAATTCCTCGGTGCTTTGCCCGTTAACTTTTGCGACGTTTATTAAATGGTCGTAATAATCATCGCTCGATTTTTTGCTATCCTCAAATTCTTTATTTGTGCGATCTTGAAAATCCTTTGCGTTTTGCTCTTGTTGCTTTTTTATTTCAGCGTCTTTTTTAGCCTTTTCTTCACGTTCTTTTTTGGCATCTGCTTCGGCTTTTTCCTTAGCTTTTTTATTGGCATCTGAAACGGCTTTTTGGTAATTAGCGTCAAGGATTAAACGCTTGTTATTTGCATCCGCAATTTCACTCACCAATTCTTTTAAACGTTTCTTTTCGTCCTCCGTTGCAGTTCCCGCTTTCTCTTTTGTTTTAAGTGCGCTTTGTTCAGCTTGTAAGTTCTTAATGCGTAAATCAGCAAGTTGCTTTTCGAGTAGATAGATTTCCTTTGTGCTTTTCCCTTGCGCTTTTGCTAATTCAATTTGCCTTTCGATTGCCTTTTCGCTTTCCTTCATCGCATCCTTCGTTTTATTGAAGGCATCCACCACTTGCTCGGCGTTATCTTTTGTCTTTGCCGTTGCGCTATCATCAATCAATCCAAAGGAAATTACGCTTAAAAAGTCACGTACTTTGGCAATGATTCCATCGAATGGTTTTAAAAGGTTCATTACAACCTTTTTCACATCCTCAAAGTTTGCAATAAGCAAACCTAACCCAACAACTAACGCACCGATGCCCGTGGACGCTAACGCTAAACGAAAGATTTTCATTGCCCCCGAAGACGCCCCAACAACTGCGGTGTATGCCGTTTGAGCAGTGGTTGCAATCGCTAACCTCAACGCACTTTCTTTTTGCAATACGTTTGTGATAGCCGTTACCCCTTGAAGCAAAGCCATTGCGCCCTGCGTTTTCTTAATCGCTTCCTCAACTTGTTTGTTTTCCGTACCAAACAAAGCGAGCGCACCCTGAGCAGCTGCGAAACCGCCTGCAATAGCCTGCGCACCTTGGGCGAACGCATCCAAGCGGAACGTATCAGAAGACAAAGCTTTGATAGCCGCTTTGGTATCACCTACTTGGTCTTTAACCTCACCCGCTCTTTGTTGCAACTTCTTAAAGGCTTCCGTTCCCGATTGGCCTGCTTCGGCCATCTTGTTCAACTCGTTTTCAATCGAGCGCAACTCCTGTTTCAGGTTCTTGAATTGCCCCGTGGCTTGGTCGGTTTCACTCTTAACTCGTAATACTATATCCTTTTGTACGTCTGCCATTATTCTGTTATTAGTTGGGGTTTAGGTTCGTCTGAAATAAATGCACCCGTACCGCTTGTTAATTCAAAAACGGTAGGGGTAAATGGTGCTAAATCCAACACCTTTAAAAGTTCGATTGAGGTACTTTCGTCGCTGTTTGCATCGTAATCGTTTACCGATAGCAAGTAAAACAAAGTGCCGTTAATGTAAATCGGTTTGCGGAAGTCAAGGTTGAGAATATCAACTGCCGAAAGTTGCACAAATAACTTGACTTTCTTTGCGTCTTTGTCGGTGTATAGCTTTACGTAATCCAACCAAAAACGATTGAATAGGTTGTTGTTTGTGTACCTATAAATCGCTCCGCTTGTTTCGTCCGATTGGTAGTACAATTCCCGTGGTATTCCAAAACACAAATCTTTCGTTGGGTTGTACGGATTGTCCAAAGTACCCGCATAAGGGTAACTAGTGTATTCGTTACCCTCAAAAACAAACTCGGTATCGCTCGGAAATGGAATGTACTCGTGGTAAAGAATACGAAGGTTAGGGGTAACAGGCTTCACGTTCAATTCAACATCGCCACCGCTAACCGTTCCTTTATTATCGATGTCGTAATAACGTGCGTAAATACGTGGACTTGGAGAGAAGCCAACCATTACGCTATTGCCAAATCCAACGTCCTCGGATTGCTCACCATTGCTGAACTCATTTGAACTAATGTAAGTTCGTGAACCGTAACTCGATTGATACGCACTTTGGTAACGCTTCTCGAAGTAACCTCCTGCATCCTTGTAATTGAACTTGTACGTCTTCGGGTTCATGTACCCACATGGCACCACCTCAAAGCCTTTCTCAACGTCCCAACGTGAAGTCCAATCAAGGTAATTTGAATTATCGTAAAAGTCCGAGAATGGTTCAATATAAAGTTTCTTCGGGTTGTCTTTGTCGGGCATGATAAACAAGTTGAACATACGAACCAAATACATAAGAAAATCGGATTGCTTCACCTTGGGTACGATTGTTTCGTTCATAGTCCAATTGAATCCAGGTTGCATTAATGGTGTTCCGCTTACTTGATTTAACCAATACGTTCCATCTGTATAAATACGCAAAAATGCAGGTGGTGAAATTGGAGTAGGCGCATCAATTGTAAATTCAATCCATGCTTCCACATAATCAAACGTCGTTAGTGGCAATGTAATTACTCCGCTTAATTGTTTAGCAGGCTTTCCTAAACCCGCTGGCCATGTATAGGTTATAACCTGAGTGTCAACCGTTCCATTTTTACGCACGTACACGCGTACAGTTTGATCAAATCCAAGTGAAAAATTAGGTTCAACGTTTACACGCACTTGTATATTAAAATCTGCGTTTAATGGTGGGGTATATCTTTTATTTGTACTATCATAACCTCCACCATCGAAGAATGGCAAAGGGCTATCGGTAGCCATGTTCACCTTTTGAATTGTATCTTCTGCAATATCTTGAATCCCACCTGATAAGCCAATGTAGAATAACGCACTTCCCATTTTTTCTTGGGTTAAATAAGGAAGTCCACTAACGCCATAAGGCACGATCAACTGCTTAAACCATTGCGAGGTAAGAAAGTCACTAACGTAAGTAAAGCCCGCACCGCTCACAATCTTATCAACGTACTTCTTTACGGATATTGCGGGGTAAAGGTCTTGCGTATTAAAAATATCAGCATAAGGTGCTGGGGCTTGCGCACGTGCAAAATTACCTTGCCCGTAATCGATTGCAGGGTAATAGTAATCGTTGCCCGTACTCCCTACCGAATTAAACCAAGCATCCACCACGCTCGAACCATCCCATTCGTGGTCCAGCTCGCTGAAATCTAAGTCAGTCAATTCGCTATCGCCTAACTGCTTAAATAAGTTCACATTCTCACCATACAAACCAAGTTCGTAAGTCTTAAATTGACCGTCACTTTTAACCGCTAACAACTGAGCAATACCATTAAACACCTCAACACTATTCTGCAACACGTAAGCATTAACCCGTACGCTCGGGTCGAATCCGATTACCCACTGATCAAAGCGGTAAATTGAACCAAACACGTTATCGTTGTGCGGTGTTCCTGGCACTTCAATGGTTCTACTAACCGTTCCTTTGCGCTCTACGGGGTTTTCTATGTCCGTGATGGAATACGTTAAGCGAATATCAATATCGTCGCTTAAATCCAATCTTTGGCCGTCTATGTAAAGTTCTGTTATCATAACGGAGTAGATTCGTCAAAGGTGAATTTGTAGGTCATGGTGAGCGTGTGAAGTTGATCGAAGTCACGCTTCCAAACATTGTAGCTTGTATCGGTTACCAAAATGGGAACTAAGTACTCCAACACACCGTCACCCGTCTGAAATGCTTTGCGTAACCAAATACGAGGTGATCGAACCATTTGCGCTAACCACTCAAATTCTTCGTCGGTTAACCAATCCGAAGAAACGGTAAACTCTTTGTTATAATCTACTTGGGCGTTGTACTTGGAAAAGTTAGTGTAATCTCCGTAAATGCCTGAGTTTTGAAAAGAATCTGTTAAATAAGGACGGCTCGCTTCAACTCTTGTAATGCTTTGCCTTTCTCGGTTAGGCTTGGTGAACACGTAAGAATCAACCCCACCTAATTGATTTTCAAAATGAATTTCTGTAAAGTCAAAGCGTACACATTGATCTGTTAATCTAACCGTGTACTCAATCGATGCTTGGTTCGATCCAGCATCATCTTGAAAAGCAGTGACGGTGTAAAATCCAACGCCACCAATATTAGGATAAATTGGAAAAGAGCTAAATCCTGATTCAGAATCCGAGTTCAAATCAGCTGAAATATTTTGAACATCAAAAGGCATGAATGGAACTGCAATCATGCTGAACTCGTTTTCTTCGTCGGTTGAGTGTGAAAAATAGTTAATCGTTTTCATGTAATACTCACGAATTAACGTACTCTCAGAATCGTAATAACGGTAACGAATGTAATCAATATTGGGGTCTGTACTTTTGTTGCATAAGAAATACAAATACCCCGATTGATTGTAGAAGTTAGCATCTAAGTTTGAATACGCCTTGGTGGATTGTGGGCGGTTGGTTAATGGCAATCGGGTATTAACCGCATCGCTATCTATCCAATAATTAGTTTTGTAAGTAGGAAATTGCACAAAGTCAAAAACAGTCCAAGCACCGTTGTAAATGATAGCCGTTTGCGCATCAGTTGGTGCAGGTGTTCCACCCGTGTACTCTTCGTCAAATTCAACATCGAACTCAATGTATTGAGTAGGGCATCCAAAGCTTTCCATTAAAATGATTGCACCATCAGCCATGCGTGGCGTTACTTCAAAGTAACCTCGCACTATTTCTTGAAAATTGAACCTTCCAAGGTTGCTATTCGTAACGCTCGGAACCGTCTTTAACTTCGCCACCAAGTTTCCATTTATAGAAACATTTGCCACGTATCGGAAATTCGGCTCGGTGCTATTATCACTATCAACCACATATACCAACGGATTGCCCGCAGGCGAATACCTTGGTTCAGCTACTTGGGTTATTATTGTTATTGCCATATCATTTAAAAATCACTGCGGTCATCGCTTGGGCTGTGAACTCTGCAACCCTTTGCGCCAAATCATTTAATCTATTTTCGGTAAGTGTAGGTTGAACAAATGGGTGTGCATACGTTCCCGTTTTGTAAATGCTACGACGTACTCGGGAAGCCAAAGAATAAACATCCTTTTTACCGCTCGCCATATTTTTGAATTGTACCCATTTCACCATATCGTCTAATCGTGGGTATTCCTTAACGGTAAATGGTGAGTTAGGGGCTTTTGAACTGCTTTCCGTTCCACGTTGCCCGTACTCCAACGTCTTCCAGTACGCAGGGGCTTCGATTTCAACAACGTACTCTTTGCCGAATCGCTTCATTGGCAAAGGCACGGTGCCCGCTTGAAGGTTACCCGTCACTTGGCTTCCATTGTCTTTAATCTGTTTGCGGAATAACTCGATCTGTTCGTGACACCAATCAACTATTTCCTTTTCAACACCTTCAAAAGCTTGGTCAACGTCGGTAGTGCCAAACCCACTAACCGCAGGATTGAACGCACCACTCACATCGTTGAACTCGATAAATGCCATACTTATTAAATGGGAAATCCTAAAAAGTTACCCATTCGCTCTACGCTTTATTTCAAAGGCTTCATGTTTACTTTTCTCAACTTGGTAACTCGCATAGTTCAAGAACTCCATCGCTGGCAATTCAAAGACTTCATTCCATTTGAGAACATCGCTATTCGCTAACCGATCAATGACTACAATCCATCCGTACCGTTCGGTGAATCCTGTTCCAAGGTCAGGGCGTCCATCTCCGCCTTCAACGTCTGCATTTCCTTGTCCAAATAGGTTGGTAAATCTTCGAGCAACTTCACCCAACTGGCCAAAAAAAAAGCGGACAACCCCAACGCTTCAACCGCTAACATCTTTTCCTTCACCAATGTCGCACGCTTTGCATGATCTTTCCCGTTGTACTTTTTAGGAAACCAACCGAACTTCGTTTCACGTAGAAGCGATGCAACGCACAAATGCAAGTTCTTTACTCCGTCCTCTTTCGTCTTATTCCACTCGCTTATTTCCACGAACTGAGCGGTATTTATTTCGTCAAAGAATCGAGTAACGTAGTAACGTTTTCCGTCAATCTTCACGAATGATTTGAACGGTTTAAATGGCTCGGTTTCCAACTGCTTTGCAATGGCTTCGTATCGCTTGCGTAAGTCAATCAATGGGTAGTTATCCACCTGATCGAATCCATTACCCTCAACAATCGCCACAACCGAGCGCATATACTCCCACCCTTCCAAGTGATTGAGGTCGGCTAATAGTTGATACTGACCTACGGTTAATTTTTTCCAAATGTTATTGTATTGCATATTTCCCTTTGTTTTTCTCTGCTAATTTATTGACTGCCAAATATCTCAAAGCATCCATTCCGTGATCAAATGTTTCAATAGGTTCATTTATTGCACTGCCATTTTTTTCTTTCCACTTGTAAGAATTAAGCTCTTTGATTATGTTACTGCTACGGTTAGTAATATTCAATCTAAACCGCTTTACAACATCAATACCAAAAAGCTTTCTTTTATCACTTGCTTTCTCAATTTTCCATCCCATGCGCCTAAGTTCCTCAATCGACTTCGGTTCAGCGGAATCCGCCACAATTGTAACGCTCCTATCAACTCCACAACTGGTCATAAAATGGCTAATATCTTGATTCGTGTACCCTTTATGGTACATTACCTCGTCAATGATTAACTCCCCATTGTAACGGTACACTCCAACCACTGCGGTCGGGTCATTGGTAAATCCGAAGTCCATCCCGTAGCCAATCAACTGAGCATCGCTTGGTATCGTTCCAATCGTTCCCCAATTACGATAGATTAACCCTTCAATTTTACCCGTCATTCCACGGGCGTACACCTTCCAAAGTTCCTCGTCCTCGCTCCTAATAGCTTCAATCTTTTTGCGAATAATATCGGGTAAAAATGGGTTATGTCGGTGGTCGGAAATGATCAACTCCACGCCTTCCTTCCCTATCAATTTATCATGTACCCAAAAGCGAGCGTTGGGGTTGTAGTCGATAAACACTTTTTTCTTGGTTCGCATTGCCAGCTCGGAATAGATTTCGTAGCTTATCCCGTTCGCTTCATTCAAAAAGAAATAGTCACGTTTTCCGCTCTTTGCATCCTGGGAATCTTGGTAACTTTTGAACTCTATGATTGAGCCGTTGTGAAATGTGTAAATGCGATCGCTCGCATTGTATCCCTTTATCCAACTTTGAATATCAGGC